CCTCCTATCCACGTTTGGACAGTTGCGCCAACAAGAGCACAGATGTTACAGCAGTGGAACGAAATGCAATCTATTATTCCAAAAGAACTTGTAAGGCAAAAACGTGACAACCAAAGAGGTGGCAGAGGTGGAGGATTCAAACACGATGAACTAAACGTGTGGTTAGATTTTAAAGATGCAAATGGCAAATGGATAAACGGGAGATGGAGGAGATCGGTATTCTGGGAACTTAAATCGGCAGATAATCCAGAAGGACTGCAAACTGTAGGATTGGATTTCCTACACATGGCAGAAAGTCAAGATATCAAGGAAGCTGCTTGGAATAAAGTACGACCTACACTAAACTCTCCGGGAAGAATGGGAAGAGCAATCGTAGAAGGAATCCCTCCAGAAAGTTCACAGCACTGGTTTGCTCGTAACTTTAAGATGGCTAAAGATAACCCCTCAGGCAGAAGACAGGCTTTCCACGCATCTACGTTTGACAACCCTCATTTAACAGATGACGACAAGTTGGAGATAGAAGAAGAAAAAGCTACATTGACAGAAAACATATGGGAGAGATTCTATATGGCTCATCAACCAGAAGGTGCAGGTAACTTCTTCAGAAATATTCCGGCAGCCTACACGAAACCCGATTCTGTAGAACTGGCAAGGCCTTTAGAAGATAGGTTCTATGTTGCAGGGCTGGACATAGGTAGAAGCAATGACGCAACAGTTATGGTGATAAAAGACAGGCAATCCAGAACTTCTGTGTTTGCATTTGAATTATTGAAGACTGACTGGTCCCTGCAGGTTGAAACCATCAAGCGTGAGGCTATTAGATGGGGTGTACAAGAGATTTACATGGACTCTACAGGTCTAGGTGGTCAAATCGGAGAAGATGTCTTATTTAGAGAGTTGCTTGAAGAGTCGATTCCCGTAGTAGGATATAACTTTACTGCAGCCAAAAAATATCAGTTGTTTTTAGATTATGCTATCTCTTTGGAAAAAGAGACTGTTGCATTTCCACAGAGTTGGAGTAAACTAATAAGTCAGTTAGAAGACATTGCTCATAGGGAAACGGCAAACAGAGGACACACGTTTTATACTGTGTCTGGAAGGCATGATGACTGGGTGGATGCAGAATGTTTAGCTTTAATGGCTTGCGATCCTGCTTTGGAAATGGGTGATCAAAAATTCTTTCCCGTATCTAAGCAAGGTATTACACCATTAAACTCAAACTACTCCAAGAAGTCATCTCGATTAAAACGATGGAGGCAAGAGAGGAAAGAAGCGATGGGTATTGATCCAGAAGCTGGAGACCTTATTGTCAACAGTAAATAAGAGGAATAATGGTTTCATATCAAGGGCAACAATCAATGTCTGCTGATCCTGAAGAGGAGATAGAAAGAGAGGGTGCAAACCCGATCAACGAACCTTTAGTTAGTCAGGAGCTTATCGAAGATAAGTTAGTACAGGGCAAGACTAAGTTTAAAGATTTTTATGACAACTGTTCAGAAGCAGAAGAATTTTACTTAGGTGAATTTGATTTTGATGTTCCTGAAACAGGATCCCTAGTTAGACTGGGAACAAGCCAGTCTGTTATTAATTCTCTTGTTGCACACGTTACTCCACAGTTTTTAGATATATCAGTGCCTGCTCCCGGTTCAAGAGGACAAGCTAGAGCCGAACTTATAGAAAAGTTTTTAAAGGGAGCCAATCATATGCTAGAGCAGTTCTCTCCTACAAGAAGAGAAATTGCAAAACAAATGGCATTGTATGGAGTGACTTGGGAGAAAACAGAGTTTGCTGCTAACAGGTGGCAGGACTTTCCTGAACCTCCAAGAGAGGGTCAAGACGATTCGGACTACAAGGAAAAAGTTAAGGATGTTTTAGAAAACAGAAACTTAAACTTTCCAATGATTTCCACACCAATTAATCCTAAAACTTGCGTTTGGGATTTAAACAATGGACAGAATCCAAGATGGATAATCCATTATTACGAAGTAGATGCAGACTGGGTATCGGCTCACTTTCCTGATTGGGATGGCCCAAATACAGGAAGAGTAGAGTTCGTAGAATACTGGTCTCAGACACAAGTAGCTTATTTAGCAGATGGAAGATTTGCGCTTGAGCCAAGGCGACACGGATACAAAACTTTACCATTCACTCAGTATTGGCCACATACTGGTTTAATGACTGAAGATGCAGAACCTGAACATTTATACAGAGGAATCCTTCATGGAAACTTCGATATGCTTAGGGCAGAATCAAGATTAGCATCACAGTACATGGACATAGTAGCAAATTCAGCATGGCCGACTAGAGACTTTAGAGGACCTCCGGGTATAACTGAACAAGTAATGGATGGATACGAAGAAACGCCGGGTGCTAAAAACTTTATGCCTCAAAACGTAACAGTAGAAGCATCAAAGGTGGCTGAACCTCCGGCAGCAATTCAAATTGCACAAAGCATGATGAGCAGAGCAATAGAATCAAATACTGCTCCTGCAGTTGTAAGAGGAGAAAGACCTCAAGGTGCAGCATCTGGATATCACACTGCTGTATTAGCAGGTATCGCAGCATTAAATTTTGGTCCTTACGTTGAAGCATCCCAAAGAGGCCTTCAAAATAGAAACTCTATTGTTTTACACATTGTAGAAAATGTAATTCAAGACAAAGTAACTGTGTTTGGTAAAACAGAGGCAGGTGCGCTTGATGCTGTAATCAGGCCAAATGACATCAGGAATCATACTGTAAACATGGTGCAACTAACTCCTACTTCACCAGAGGAACAAGAAAGAAAACTAAATTTATGGTCAAACTTATGGAGAGCAGGATTCGTAGACCACGACACCTCACTAAGAAAGGCTGGAGTATCAAATGCTTTGGATGTTAGGACTCGGTTGCTTGCAGAAGAGTTCTTGAAGTCTGAACAGGTACAGCAGATCCTACAGGGTGAAGCTGCACGAAGAGTCCCTCTACTTGCTCAGATAATTGAATCTGCAAGCGCCGGGCAAACTTCATCTGAACAGGCTGAACAGATAGCAGAAAATATTTTAAACACTCAAGGGGCTCAACAATTACCAAACGCTGGAAACTTTAGTTCAGCAAATCAACCACCTAGGACACTTGCATCTGAGAGAGAAAGAGTGCAAACTAATACTAGGCCTGTAATTCCGGGAAGTGTTGAAGAGCAGAATCTTGTTGCAAGACAGATAGCATCTCCAACTAGAACTGGAAACAGGAGAGTTCCGGGCAGAGATATTGGTCCCGGATTAGGAGCTTAAAATGGCGAACAGCTTTATAGACAACGCATTTAAAGAAACAGATGACCTGATGAAAAGATTTTTAGGAACTGTAGGAGATCAGTATAAAAACATGACTGCTCCACAAGAACCTAAAGGTAAAACTCCTCAAAATAGAGAGGAAGCATTGGAAAAACTACTTAGAGGATTCCAACAATGACAACATTTGATTACGGCACAGGTGAAACTCCTGAGCAAGAAGCAAGAAGAAGAAGGCAAAACCAGAATGTAAATCAATCTACAAGTATGCTTTCACCGGGCACTAGCCCATCTGCAGTTACTGGTGGTTTGCTTGAACAACAAAAATCTTTTATTCCCCCAACACCTGCAACACCGGGATTAGCTGATACAGCTTTCTCTGCTGCTGCAGAAAAAAGAAGGCTAGAAAACCAAGCATCTTTAAATGCAGCAAATATGCAAAATAGGCAATCAGGAATACTAGGCCAGATACCTCAAGGTAATTTTGTTGGCAGTCCAGATGTTTTGCAAAATATTGTAGGATCAAGAACTCAAGAGATTTTACCTGAAAACAGACAGGTGGATATAGGTGGTCAACCAGTAGTTGGTGGAACAGCTCCAATGCTTGATGCTGCAGGAATTAGCAATATGGCAGCAGGTACAGGTACAGGAACACCTCTTGGGCCTTTTTTTAGTGCTCAAAACTTTTTCGATGATCCGGGTTATTTAGGGTTTGACCGAAAAAAAGCGGCCCGAAATGTAGGTGAAGAAGATTTAGGATTTACGGCTGTCGATGATGCTTATCGTGGATTGTTAGGACTCGGAGGCCCATATGGAGATACAGGAGCTGAGATTCGTGGTGACATTGCAGGTGCAGCAGGAGATATTGCAGGCGCAGTAGGTAATATATTTACAGGTGCAGGAGGAGGAGGAGAAGACATGCAACCAGCCGTAGGCGCACCTTTTTTAAATCCAGAGTCAGCGAGAAATGTTTTTATTGACAGTAATATACAAGAAGATTTTGAGGATCCAAACAAAGAAACAAATAAAGACAGCCTTGAGGATGGGCCATCAACAGGTAAAGATGGTAGCCCTCCTGCTGTTTTCACTAACCCAAATATGGCTAGTTTGGAAAGTCAACTCTCAGGATTTGAAACAGGTATTGGCGTAAAAGGTGAAAAAGAACTTTCAGATGCATATAGCTTTGCCAGACAAAAAGTTGAAGGTGCTGGACTTGACACAGTATTCTTAAACAAATTCTTTAAGCAAATATCTCAGCCACTTAAGTTTAATGACAATGGAACTCCATTTTTACCAGAGTTTCCGGGTGAGTTGCTTGCACAATTAACTAGAGAAGTAGAACAGACTGTTCCTAATCCAGCATTTTTAGCAATGGATCCAAAAGAAGCTGCAGCAGCAGGTGTCCCAGACACAATTACAACTGTCGTACCTACTATTGACCCTGCAGGAGAACTGTTATTAGAGTTCTACAACGAATATATTGGTAACGCTTTGCTTATGTCTAGAGAAGCACAAAATCAAAAGAATCAGCTTGCTATTGCAGAAGCTAATGCCAACCCTTATGGATTAACTAGAGAAGATCAGCTTGAAATTGAAAAGATAAGGACCAATCCATATAATTTAACAGCAGAACAATCTATGTCACTACAAAGACAAGGTTTAGGAGCTGATGAATTTATTGAACTTCAACTTGAAAGAGAAAGAATATCAGCAGAACCTGCTCTTGAATCAGCAAGAAATGCAATAGAAATTGCAAGAATGCAAGGTCAAAACGCAATAGAACAGGCTAGAATAGCCTCAACCCCACAACTAATACAAGCTGCCGGCCAATTATTTCAACCCGGAACAGTTGCTGCTTTAGGTGGAAGGGGTGCAGTAGAAGACATATTAAGAGATTTAGGTGCCTACCTACCAACGCAACAATATAATCAATCTAGATTAGGTTCACAGCCTGCAGGTACAGCAATTTCTGATTTATCTGGAGGAGCATTAGCACAACGAGCATCTCAAGGATTTTTAGATGAAATTGCAGCAGCAGTTCCTGCAGATGTATTAAGGTCGATTGAGACAGGTACCCCACTTACAACAGGAAGATTGGCACAACTTGAACAACAAGACCCGACTGCCCTTGAAATATATCTTGGCGCAAGAGCAGGAGAAGGAACAACATCAAGCGATGCAATTCTTGAATCGTTAGGAGTGACACCCGGTACAGGAAATAGAGCTGCCAGTACAATCGGTTCTGTGAGGCTCTAATGCTTGAAAGGTATCAGCCTCGAAAAACAAGTTTAAGAGATAAAGCAAGAGCAAACCAGTTACAAAGTTTTCTTCAACAACCTGATCCAAGGCTTTTTGAACAAGCTAGAAAAAGAAGACAAGAAGCTGAATTTAGAAAAAGAGTTAAAGAAATTGAAGCTCAAGTTCCAGAAGTTCAAACAAGTTTAGAAATTCCTGCTGCAGAAGAATTAAGAAAGCCTGCCGGTGGGACTGAGGCCGAATTAGGTTTAGAGCAAGTTGATAAAAGAAATCCTTTGGCTAAATGGGGTTCTGGTATTCTAGAGCAACTTGATCGTGGGGTGAAAAAAACTGTCTCAGCAATAGCTCATTTAGGAACTACGGATATTCCTTTTTCAGATAAAACTCCTTTTGAGCTTATGAATATGGGCAAGTCTATTCAAGGAAGAACATTTCAGTTAGACGCTTTAAATGATTTGGGTAAACAGATGAGAGAACAAGGAATAACTGCTTCAGATCATTTACCACCTAACCCTTTTGATCCAGAAAATTTAAAGAAAACTAAAGAAGAGCTACAAACAGACAGCAATAAAGTTGTTGAAGCATACGATAAATCAGATATTGGAGATTATGGCAATGTTAATGATGCTATTGAATTAGGTTTAAATTCTTTAGGGATTTCAACAGTAGACGACAAGGGAATATTAGATGATCTTTCTACTTTATTTAATCCTCTTAAACAGGCTGAAAGATTTGGAGAAAGCAACGCAATCGCAGATGTAAACAAAAAACTTGCTATGGAGGCTATTCTTAAAGGTGAACCAATACCTTCTGGTTTAACTAATATACCTGAAACTTCTAAAAAACTTGGATTAGAATTAACTTATGATCCATTGCATTTACCTGAAATAGCATATCTTGCAAAAATATCAAAAGGTAAAAGATTGTTAGCTCCTAAAGAACTTGGAGCAGAGATTTTAAATAAATCAAAAAGCGCTGATGGTCTTACAGTTCCTAAAGTTCAACTTAATCCTGATGAAGCAGGAGAAGTTTTGTCTTACGGAAATATTTATAAATTTGGAAATCCTGATGATTTACCAACTAGAGCTGGTTTTGAAGCAGGACCTGAAGTTAGCAAAGTGCTTGGATATACAAGACATGAACTTAAAACCATATACGAAGATTTATTTTCAGAAATATCTAAGGCAAAATATTTTGATCAAGAAAGAGTAAGAAAAATGCGTAACATAAATCCTGACGCAGAAGCAGTTACTTTTGTAAATGGAAAATTAAGAAACCTAGAAGAATCAGAAAAATTTTTAAAAGACTTAAATAACTTGCTTGTAAACGATGAGGTTATTGGAAAAATATCTAGAGGCATAATGGATGATGCAACTAATGTAAGGTATGGAGCCAAAGGCCCTAGGTCAAATTTTGATAAAGCAGGAGACATAGATCTAAATGCAAAAAATTTATACGATACTCCAAAAGCATCTACTATACTTACAGGCAAAGGTGTAACAGGAAGAGTGCAAAGGTTATTTTATAGCTTTATATCACCAAGAGCACGAATTGCAGGAAATGTTTTTAACAATTTTGGAGACAACCCAAGTGAGTTTTTAGAAGGTGCACATCAAGTGTGGCTACAACAAACAAGAGCAATACCTGATCTTATTGAAAAGTCTCCGGGTTTTGCTGAACTTAAAAGAATAGGAAGTCCTATAGAATTTGATCCTACTACAGGTGTTACCAAAATTGGAAATACAGAAATTACACAACAACTTCTTAAAAGCCTTGGAATAAAAGTACCAAAGACAACAGAAGATGGAAGGCTAATACTCCCTACTTCAGATTTTCTCGGCAAGTTTTTTACAACACAAGGCGATCAACAATATTGGAAAATTTTAGTAGCAACAGGCAACCCTAATATTAAAAATGCAGGTGATGCAATGCTTACTCCAACAGGAAAATGGATAAAAAAATACCAAAACATGGTTAATGAAAGAATGGAAGAAGTTTTTGCAAGAAACATAAAAGGGTATGACAGAAAAGCCTTTATTCCGGGGACAAGAGGAGAATCTTACATTGGTAGAATACCTGCAAGACTTGTTGGTGAAAGCGAAGAGGCAGAAAAAATATTACTTGCTGGAGGCCAATATGATCCAAGCAAAGTAAGAGTTGTTCCAGAAGAAGAATTGCAAAACTTTATTAAAGAAGGTGGTAGATACCAAAATGATCCTTTTGACATTATGAGAGGTATTTTAAATTCAACTTATAAAGCTCAATTTGATGATGAGTTAACACAAAGGGCTTTTAATATTTCAGCATTAAAATTTACTTCTAAAGGAAGATTTGCAGGCAGAAAGATGCTTGAAGATGGCGTTAAAGAACTACAAGACAAAATTACAAATCCCAAGGCAGACGTTTTTACGGGCAGAGATTACAACAGTTTAACAAATCATTTTCCTGAGTTAAAACAAGAAATTGATCGTGTTGAATTACTTGCAGGCACTGAAAAACCAATGGCTTTTCGAGAAATAAATAGAAGCATTGAAAAATTAAAAAAAGATCCGAACTCTGCTTATAGGCAAAGATTAAAACAAATTGAACAAGTCGCAAAAGATACAAAAGAATTTAAAAATCAATATGCATCTTTTATTAAAATGACAGATGCTGAAAATGCGATTGCTTCAAAAAATATTAAAAGATCATCAAGAGAAAAAATAGCAAAAGCACTTGGAGTAACAGAAGTAGAAGGCCTTGAAAGCCAGTTGTCTTTGGTAATTAAAGAGTACGCTGCTGCAAAAGCATTTGTAAGAGGTGCAAACGGAATATTAAAATTTACAGAAAAAGTTGGTAATGCTATGAAAGGTGTTATGGCTAACTTTGATTTGGCTGCACCACTTTTACAGGGTCAATTTATTTTGGCAAGAGATCCAAAGGGTTGGGCAACAGGAACTAAACTAATGGTTGATTCTTTAAAAGATGAAAAAATCTATTATCAGTTTATTGCAAATCATACAGATACAATTCAGAAAATGATAGATGGTGGGATTCCTTTAGGTGCAAGAACCTCTGACTTTTTCTATTTGTATAATAAAGGTGGTAAAGATTTTGAAAGTGCAAGCTTAATTGCCAAGGCGCTAGGTAAAATTACTGGTCAAAAGTATGTTTATAAATCAGACATACCATTATATGCAAGCACAAAAGATGTTGGAGGCAAAATAGGTAAAAAACTTCAAGGTACATATAGTGATCCACTTGATGCATATAAAATACTTACTTACGAAGCGTATGAGCCTTTAGCAAAGTCTCTTGATGAAATAGAAGACTTAAATCATTTTATAAGAGCTTCTTCTGGTTCAATGGATACTGCTGCTATGGGAATAGGTCAAACACAACAATCGATTGAAAACACTTTAGCATTTTTCTCGCCAAGATTGTTTAGAGGTGTTGTTGCACTTTCAGTTGATGTATTTAGGGGAGGACTAAGAGGGGATTTAGCCAGAGAGGCATGGTCAAAACTTGCCATGGGTTCGATAATATTAATGAAAGAGTTAGCTGATATTACAGGTGGAGAGTTAAACCTTGATCCGTCTTCAGGAGGTTTTGCTTCAATAAAAATGCCTACTGGCGAAACTGTTGGTTTCTCTCAAACTCTTACTCCGGTTTTTAGAATGTTATCTGAGTCTGCTGAAATATCTATGGACAGCCCTGAAGCCTTTACCGATTGGGATTTTTGGAAAGCAGGAAAAACAACAGGCGAAGGTGGGAGAACAATTTACAATCCTTATTCAAGAACAGTAAGGTCAAAATCTTCTGTTATAGGTGGAAGTGTTTGGGATATAGCAACAGGCGAAGATTTTTTTGGTTACGATATTACACCAATGGAATCTCTTGCAAAATTAGCAGTTCCTGTACCATTTTCAATACAAGGTGCAATTATAGATGATATTAATAGGGCCTCAAGAGAACCTGATTTTAATCTTGCTGGATTAGAATTAGATTTTTATTGGTTGCAAGCATTAGATCCTTTAGGTGTTAAACAATATCCTAGGTCAAACTGGGATGAACTTTATCATGTTAGAGATGAAATTGCTGCACGCAGATTTCCTAGTGGTGTAGACAAAATGACACAATGGAAAGATTTAAGTGAGTTGCAGAAAGCAGGGCTTGCTAATCCACCATCGGAAATTCTTGAGGGTTTGTCAGAAGATGAACGAACCCAAATAGAGAATGATGCATCTATCTTAAAACAAGTTGCAGACAAGGTTTATGCTGAAGCAGCACCTAATAGTCCTGATTTTATGGAAGAATTTTATGAAAAATACAATGAAATAAATCAAAAACATAAATTTGACATAGAAGCACTTACAGAAGAATTGAAGCAAGGCAATTTGGCATCAAGCCCATTACAATATGAATCTGCTTTAAAAGTGTTTAAAAATAAACGAAAAGAATTACTTAATAAAAAATATGATCGAATTGACGAATTAATAACAAATGACGTAGAAGCATATCAGAATCAACAAAGAGACTTTAATGTAGAAAACACAATGAAGTATTATGTTGATCTTTATATGGAAAAAGTTTTTGATAATCCTGAGTTTGATTTAGCAAACGGAGAATTTGATTATCAGGCATTAAAACAAGCAGACAGGTTGTTCTTGCAAAATGACTTAGGTGGAAACAAAGAACTATATGACCAAATAGTTAGTATACGTTTTCAGAAAAAAGACCTTAATGATTTTGAAGCTGAACTTGTTTTAGGGTCACATATATTTGGCAGTAAGTTTTTTGAAGGTGCTGATAAAGCTACTTTAGCGCAATACCCAGATGTAGAAAGAAAGTATTATGATAATTATCAATCAGCAAGTAATGACTTTAAAAGGGTTTTAAGAGAAGAAGACCCAAGATTAGCTGAATTTATATCTGTAAGAAATAAAGTACGGGAAAATTTAAGAATAAATGATCCATACTTAGATGCTTGGGTATATAGAAATGGGTATGATAATAAACTATTGTCTGATGCTTGGTTAATAGTTGGAGAACAAAATCCAATGGAATTATACAGTTGGAGAGACATATCTTCACCTGTTGATTGGACTTATTTAATGAGAAACAGAAAAGAACTATTTCCTGAATACTATTGACATTTAGAGAGAGAAAGAGTTTATAATATATATATATAGATAATAATCTATAATAATAATTGTAATTAATAAATTTAATTAAGGAGTTACGGCTCAAATGACTACAGAAAAAAACGAGGTTTCGGCCTCAGAGCAAAATAATGATGTTACGGCAGAGGAAAAAGCTCAGGAAATCGTTGAAAAGGTTTCTGAACAGGTACAGGATAAAGTACAAGAACAGGTAGAGGAAAAGGCAGAGGAACAGCCTAAACAGGAAGTTGATGTTGCAGAGATAGTTAGAGATACTGTTTCTAAAGAGATGAATAAGCTCAGAGGAGACCAAGTTAACTGGACTGCACAACAAGTAAAAGAGATGCGTCAGTCTATTGACGAGAACCTTAAGGGGTATAAAGAGCATACGGAAGCTCTTGAACAACAACGCTTATCTCAAATGGATCCTGAAGACCAAGCTGAATATTGGAAGCAAAAGGCACAACAACCGGCCCAACCTACAGTTGAAGAGCAACAGCCTCAGAGAGATTTCTCTCAGGTTTATTCTGCAGCTACAGGTGCAGCAATGGCGTTAGGTCTAAATATTGATGTAAGGCAAGACCAAAGACTTTGGGAAGGCGCTACACCTAATATGACCGACCAACAGTTAGTGCAACTAGCAAGTCAAAATTTATCTAGGTTAAAGACTCCACAGACACAACAACCTGCTAAGGAACAACCTAAGCAAGAAAATACTTCTCCACCTCCTAGTACAGATGGTGCACCGAAAGTTGGAAATAAAAGATTCAGCACTATATCTGATTTAGCATCAGAAATGGCTTCGGGCAACATAAATGCTGACCAGTACAGAAAAGGCCAACGAGAAATCAAAAATAACGGCTATACAACTTTATAAATAGGAGAATAAAACAATGGCAAGTGGACTATCACTATCAAGTAGTTCGAGTCTGTCAGATATGTCAAAAATTGTTATTGCTAATGCAATAGCAAACATTGAACCTGCTGGTCCTACAAACCAGTTAGTGGCAAGATATGACATCCCTAAAGGTGCAAAGCAAGTTAACATTCCAGTTTGGGGTAGAAACGATGCAGCAGCACTAACAGAAGGTGTAGATATATCAGTTCCTCAACAACTTTCTACTACTGTGACAAGCGTAACTGCTTCTGAGCATGGTATCATGACTTTTGTTTCGGATAGACTAACTCGACAAAATAACGAAGACATACTTTCACACGTTGGAGATGTACAGGGTGGAGCTTTAGGAAGGTTACTAGAAAGTGACCTTACAACTCTGTTCGACAGTTTTACAAACTCAATCGGAACAGCAGGAAGTTTCCTTACTTACTACCACGTTGCAGGAGCTGTGTCTTACTTAAAAACTGACAACAACGCTTCTTACGGAATGGCTCCGGGAACTGCAAGTGGAGTATTCCACCCAGAGCAAATAAGAGCATTCGTTCAAGAAGTAACTGGTATCCAAGGTGGTGGATCAACTGGTATGGCTGCACAGCCAATCCCAGAAGGTGTAACTGCTGAGGTTATTTCAAATTACTTCAGAGGAAACGAAAAGGTATTTGGTGTTCCAATATACCAATCTGGCGTATTAACAAGAGATGGATCTGGAGATTCTAAGGGTGCTGTATTCGTACCAGACTCAATAGCTTTGGCTATGGCTCACGAAATGGAAGCTGAAGAAGAAAGAGATGCATCATTAAGAGGTACTGAGATGGTAATGGTTGGTGAATGGGGAGAAGCACAAGTGGCTGACCCTTGGGGTGTTGAAATGCTCGGTGCATCAGACGCACTATAGGAGATTAGATGACTACCCAACAACAGGATTACTTTGTAAAAATGATCGACAGCAATGAAGATCACTTGTATACAACGATTTATGATTCACTTAGTGGTGACCCCTTTAGAGTAAAAACTGAAAGAGTTGCCTATCATTTATCATGTATGAAAAGAAGGTCTAAGTTGAAGGGTAAAAGTCTAGTTTTTTATGGCGAATACATACCAGCATTCGTCAAAACTAAACAAGAAATTATTGGTTCTCCGTCTTCCGGCAAGACTGACAGGGTTGCTCCTGTTAGTCAAGTTAAAGCTGGGAAACGAAGACGAGGTAGGAGAGGTAGAAAGAAATGACTACTCAACTGACAGGCAGATGGGAAACCATCATTAAACAAATCAAGTTTGAGAATCTTTGGAAAGAAATTCTTGAGAAATATCTTAAGGATAACAATTTAAAAGAACTTCCTGAACCTGAATGGTCTGACGATCCTACTATGGCTTACATATATCTACCTGCTAAGTCGCTTAAAGGTGACACTGTTAGGATGGATAAAACCAAAGCTAGGATGTTTCCAGAAAGCATCGTTGGGTATCTTGAGAAAGGTGGTCTTATGAAGCTCCCTGCAAAGGTTGTAGCATCAAAAGACGAAGAGCAGCTCCCCAAGATGGAAACGGAGAAACCAAATAAACCTGAAAAAATTAAATTACCTAAAATAGGAGAATAAAACAATGACTGTAGGTACTAGACAATACGAAAGTGTTAACTCTACTACTACTACCATGTCTGGAAACGCTGATTTAACACTTACTGCTGCAAGCGATAAGTTACAAATCGTTGACCCGGGTGGTAGTGCTAGAAACTTAGACCTCATTTTTGTTGATGCTTCTGAAACTGGTGTAACAACTGGTTTTGCTGAAGTATATATACAGAATGAAGCTGATGCAGACGAAGCACTTACTATCAGAGATGGAAACAACTCTGATAACGCTATCGGTATTCTTGACCAGAACGCTGGTGGTTGGTTTAGATTCGTTGGAGGACAATGGGTGTCTTCAACATCTGGACTTAACTAAAATTAATTAGTTTAATAATAGTAGGAGAGGTTTTTAGGTTTAATGAGCCTTTCATTTTCCTCTCCTGCTATAAAGGAGAAATATGGCTGAATTTAAATTTGAAAAAGAAGAACCTAAGAAAAAATCTTCTAAGAAAAAAGAAGAAAAAAAAGTAGAAGAAACTACTGAAAAATCTGAATAAGGAGAAGCATGGCATTTGGACATCAAAAATTAGACGTAGCTGCTACTGTAGTAGGTTTAACAGTACCTAATGACGTTAACTTTGCACAGATTAAAGTTGAAACAGCAGCAATAAGATACAGAATAGATGGCACAGACCCAGCAACTGCTGAAGGCGTGTTAGTTAGTGCAGGAGATGCTTTTACTGTTTATGGTAGCGATACTTTAAACACAATTAAAATGGTTGAAGCAACAAGCACAGACGCAGTTATTAACGTATCTTACGGAACTGCAAACACTGGCATACATGGCGTAATTATAAATACGGCAGCGTAGTAGGCTTATGGGTAAATATACTAAAGCCAACGTAAACAACATATTTAAAGAAGAACCTGAGATATCAGTTTCAGAGCATACTGTTACTAAAAACGGCAGAAGAATGAAAATGGTAATTCCAGAGGGTAAAATTGGATATGGTGATAAGGAATCTCACGCACAGATTGCTGGCGACCTTGCAGCAAAACATTCTGACGACAACAAAGCAGGAGAGAAAGCCTACGAAGAAGCAAGAAGGCATCGTGAAGAGAACAATGGCTATACAGTACAACATCATAAAGCTAAGTTGGCTAGTCAAAAAATGGCAGGAAGAATGCCTGTCATGCAAACTTTTAATATAACAGACCCTAAAACAGGCGAAGTTGTGGCTCAAGAAGTGTTATTTATGAAAACAGACAAGTCTGGCCTAACAAGACCTCTAAAAATAAGGGTTGATGTCCAAACAGGCAAGACCGAGGAGGTTCCTTTATAATGGCAACTACTACTATGGACACTTTGATACCCGGTTTCGGGAGGTATATTGGTGCATACATAGGTTCGTTTACTACTACAACTGCTATTGCAGCAAACACATCAGTAGTATCTACGGAACTTGCTGATTCTGGTTTTAACAATGATGATGCACTTAATGATACTTTTATAAGAATTACAAGTGCTAACAATGATGACACTGTAAGACGTGTAACGGACTATACAGCGAGTTCTGGCACAATTACTGTATCAGGTACTGCTTTGACATCAGACAGTAGCACGCAAGCAACATTTGAGCTTTACAGGTATGACCCTGACCAACTGAAAGATATGTTAAACGATGCAAGAGAAGATGTTTTTCCAAGATTATATAAAGAAGTAAATGATATTACCTTAACTCTTGCAGGGCAT